TTCACGCAAGGGAGCAATCGTATGGACAACCAATTACAGAAGAATGAGAGCGAGTTCGTTAGGCACTTACCGTGCGAAGAGTGCGGCAGTTCCGATGCAAACTCTCTGTATGACGATGGGCACACGCATTGTTTCTCTTGCGGGACTACCGTGCAAGCTAGTGGGGAGACCACAGAAAAGGCAATTACTGCTCCCTCCACTTTGCCTAGTGGTCTCCTTACTGGTCGCTTTACAGCCCTTCACAGCCGCAAGCTGAGTGAGGATCTGTGTAGGCGTTTTGATTACTTCGTTGCAAAGAAGAGCGGTGAGCCTGTCCAAGTTGCAAACTACCGTGACAAGAACGGTTTGGTAGTTGCACAGAAGGTTAGGACTAAAGGCAAAGACTTTTCAGTTTTAGGTAACTCCAAGCAAGCAACATTGTTTGGTAGTCACTTATGGGCCAAGGGTAAGCTACTTGTCATCTGTGAGGGTGAGATTGATACGCTCTCAGCAGCAGCTTGCCTTGGCAAATACCACGCTGGCACAGTTGGTCTCCCTAACGGCTGTCAAAGCGCGGTTCGTGCCATCAAAGACAACTATGACTTCGTGTCTGGTTGGGACAAGGTGGTACTTTGCTTTGACCAAGACGACGCAGGAAAGAAGGCTAGTCTCGAAGCTGCACAAATCCTTCCTGTGGGCAAAGCATTTATAGCCACCCTTCCGATGAAGGATATCAATGAGTGCCTAGTGGCTGGCAAAACAGCAGCCGTGGTGAGTGCTATCTTCGAGGCGAAAGAATATCGCCCTGATAGCATAGTCGCCGCTGCCGATCTCAGAACAGTGATAGGTCAGGATGATGCTGCTTCGTCCATTAAGTACCCTTACGACCAGCTTAACGCCATAACTGGCGGTTTGCGGCGCGGGGAACTTGTGACCATCACAGCGGGTTCTGGGATGGGTAAAACTACTCTGGTTAGAGAGATTGCCTACAGTCTACATCAAGACGGTCAAAAGCTGGGCCTTTTGTGTTTGGAGGAGACCAACAAACGCACACTGCAAGGGCTAGTAGGCATCCACCTCAACAAGAACATTACGGTCAACAAAGACCAAGCGTCGAGGGAAGAGATCGAAGAAGCCTTTGATGCGTTGTTCCCAGAGGATCGACAGGTGTACCTCTACGATCACTTTGGTAGCTGCAACATCGACACGATCATTCAGCGCATTACATTCATGGTCAAAGCTCTTGGCGTCGAGTGGGTGGTCCTCGATCACATAAGTATTCTAGTTAGCGGTCTAGCAACTAACGATGAACGTAAGCTCATTGACATAGCCATGACACGGCTGCGGTCTGAGGTCGTCCAAGAGCTAAACATTGGCTTGATCATTGTAAGCCATCTGAGGCGACCATCAGGCGACAAGGGGTTCGAGCAGGGTGAAAAGCCCACGCTCCAGAGCCTTCGAGGGTCAGCCTCAATCGCCCAGCTATCCGATATGTGCCTGTCTATGGCCGTCGATAAAGACGATCCAGACAGCGACACCCGCATCCTGTCAGTCCTCAAGAACCGCTGGAGCGGTGAAACAGGCTGGGCAGGGAACATTCAATACAACAGAGACACGGGACGATTGGTCCCAGAAGGGAGTGAGTTCTAATGACGATGGTTGAAATACGGGGGAACAGTACCTGTGATTCGTGGTTTGCCAAAAGCGGCGTTTTGAGGACAAAGCGAACAAGATCCAAAAGAAGGCGGTTAGCAGCTTTGGAACGCAAAGCAAAACGATCTCTCAGAAAACAAGGAGCAACCAATGACAAACCCACTGACACTTGATGAGTACCAGCGGCAAGCTGAAACAACCTTTATCGTGGAAGAGAACAAGATTGAGTATGTTGCCTTGGGCCTGTCATCTGAGGTCGGCGAAATCTGTGACAAGCTCAAGAAACACCTACGCGACCAAGGTGAGCCACTGGCTGACATGGACTATGACAAACGCCTCGAAGTCATGAAAGAGGCTGGTGATGTCCTGTGGTATCTCGCTGTCCTTGCAGCACAGTTCCAGTTCGACCTTTCTTCTGTGGCTGAGATGAACCTCCGTAAGTTGGATCGTAGGATGCAGCTAGACCTAATTAAAGGGTCAGGAGACAACCGATGAGGCGGCTGTTCTTTGACCTAGAGACTGACGGGCTGGACCCTGATGTTATCCATTGCATTGCTGTCGGCGAAGAAGGCCAGCCTGTGTGGAGCTATGGCCCCGATGAGATCAAAGAAGGTCTGGAAATGCTTTGCAAGGCTGATGAGCTAGTTGCTCACAATGGTCTTGGCTACGACTTCAAGGTTATTGAGAAGCTATATCCATCGTGGCCCTTCAAAGGTAAGCGCACGGACACATTGGTTTTGTCTCGCTTAATCAGAGCAGATCTGAAGAACGAGGACTTTGAGTACAACTGGGCTAACGATGTCATGCCCAAGAAGTTCTATGGCTCCCACGGCCTCAAAGCGTGGGGCATGAGACTCCAAAACCGTTTAAATGGTGATTTCCTAAAAGGTGATTATGACGGCGGTTGGGAACACTGGTCACAGGCTATGCAAGATTACTGTGAACAGGATGTACGAGTGACGATGGCACTCTACAACTTCTTAAAACCGGAGAAGCAGACTACCGAAGCTGTCGATCTAGCCCATGAGATATCAGCTATTGCTGATGACATTGGCAATGCTGGGTGGACCTTTGATGAGGCAAAGGCTGGCAAGCTGTATGCAGAGCTTTGTGTCAGGCGAGAAGAATTAGACCATGAGCTACAGGACTTGTTCGAGCCGTGGGAGGTCTCTGAGACATTCATACCCAAGCGCAATAACAAGACCCTTGGCTATGTCGAGGGTGTGCCGTTCATCAAGACAAAGACAGTCGAGTTCAACCACAACTCAAGGCGTCATATCGAGTTCTGTCTGACCAAGAAGTATGGGTGGAAACCCGTTAAAACTACACCACAGGGTCATGCGATTATCGATGATGTCGTTCTTGGTTCTCTTGACTACCCAGAAGCCAAGAAGCTGTCTGAATTGTTCTTAATACAGAAACGCATTGGTCAACTCGCAGAGGGTCCACAGGCATGGATGAAGAAGGTCGATAGTGACGGCAAGCTCCGGCACAGGATCATCTCACCGTCAACTAGGACACTACGCTGTACACACATACAGCCGAATCTGTCTCAGGTGCCAGCCGTGCGGCTACCTTATGGCAAGCAGTGTCGTGAGTTGTTCACTGTGCCGTCAGGATACTCCTTAGTTGGTAGTGATCTGTCAGGAATAGAGATCAGGCTCTTTGCCCATTTCCTCGCACTCTACGATGAAGGTGAATATGCGAAAGTCATCCTCGAATCCGATATCCATAGCTACAACCAGAAGGCAACGGGACTTGCTACACGGGACCAAGCAAAAACATGGCTCTACGCTACACTCTACGGAGCGGGAGATGCCAAAGTCGGTTCCATCGTTGGCAAAGGAGCCAAAGAAGGAAAAAGACTAAAGGATAACTTCATTGAAGCCGTCCCTGCCTATGGTCTCTTAAAGACCAATGTGGAGAAAGCAGCATCAAAGGGCTTCATTAAGACCCTTGGTAGTAACCGCATTAAGGTCAACTCCAGCCATACGAGCTTGAACAGTCTCTTGCAATCAGCAGGAGCAGTCATTTGCTCGAAGTGGGTCTCCCTTATCTCCAAAGCAATCAAAGAAAAGAAACTGGACTGCACGATTGTCGGGTGGATTCACGACGAGGTGCAGATCGCAGTCAGGAAAGGACAGGAAGAATATGTCGGTGATCTCGCTCGAAGATGCGCGAAAGAAGCTGGAGAAGCGTACAGCCTCAGAATCCCAATCGACGCAGAGTATGCAGTCGGAAGAAGCTGGGCTGACACCCACTGACATCGACCAAAGAACAGACGAAGCCTTACTGGCTATGTTTGTTGTTCTGAAGAAAGCCCAGCTTGGCGGGTTCACCACAAAGTCCAAGTTCGCACGGGACGCTGCAACCATGATCGCTGTAGCAGCCACAGAAAACCTAATCACAACTAAGCTATCCGAAGAAGAGTGGGGCAACATCTGGCACCTCTCAGACTTTGGTGGCGAATACTTGAGGGAGCTAGAGAATGTTATTGATTGACGCCGATCTGTATCTGTATCGGGCCACGGCTGCGACAGAACAGGAAATCTGCTGGGATGAAGATGAGGGAGCTAATCTGTGGAGCTTAGACACTGATCTAAAGCTGGCTAAGGAGTTGTTCTTCGATCAAGTAGATACGTTCAGAGAAACTCTCCACAGTGACAAGGTGCTTCTATGTTTGTCGTCTACATCTAACTTCCGCAAACAAGTCAGCAGCACATACAAAGGTAACAGGAAAAAGACCCGAAAGCCTCTTGGCTATATCGCCATGCTTGATTGGGCAAAGCACCACTTTGACACAATTACAATGCCTAGCCTCGAAGCTGATGATGTCATGGGCATCTTAGCCACTAAGCCTGAGAACAAGGGCAAAGCCATCATCGTGTCTGACGACAAGGACATGAAGAGCATCCCAGCAAAGCTCTACAGGCCAATGTCTCAAGAGCGGTTTCATACATCGCTTGAAGAAGCTGACAAGCACTTCTTGATGCAGTGCCTCACAGGGGATCTCACTGACGGCTATTCCGGCCTCAAAGGGTACGGGCCGAAGACTGCTGAGAAGCTGCTAGGACAGAGACCCGCATGGTCCCTTGTCGAAAAGGCTTATTTAGATGCGGGTCTTACTGAGGAAGATGCACTGACCCAAGCCCGTCTTGCTCGAATACTGAGGTGGGAAGATTGGGACGCTAAGAAGAAGAAACCAATACTCTATACGGGAGCCAGCCATGCGGCATGAAGAGTTTATGAAGAATAAAGCGGGAGAACGACACTACGAGAAACCCCCGCCACCTGATACAATAAAACAACCAGAGCATTACGCTCAACACAGGCTCCAGCCCGTAGACTTCATCATGTCTAACGGGCTTTCTTTTTGGGTGGGTAACGTCATCAAGTATGTGTCCAGAGCAGGGACCAAGCTCTACCCAAACCAAGACTCTGTTCAATCAGAGATCAACGATATCAGAAAAGCCATCCGCTACTGCGAAATGCGTATCAACCAGCTTGAAGGGAGGAACCCAAGCCATGAGTAACCTATTGCCTACAGACTACCAGACCTTTATTGCTACAAGCAGATACGCTAGATGGCTTGAAGATGAAAACAGGCGCGAAACATGGTCTGAGACAGTCCAGCGTTACATAGATTACCTCGCAGAGAGTGACAATGTAGTCCTCTCAGCCTCTGATCTTGAGGAGCTTGAGGATGCAATACTTGGCTTAGAGGTCATGCCATCTATGAGAGCCTTGATGACCGCTGGTGTTGCTGCTGATCGTGATAACACTTGTATATATAATTGTTCTTATTTGCCTGTAGATCACCCAAGAGCCTTTGATGAGGCAATGTTCATCCTCTTATGTGGCACAGGTGTTGGGTTCTCAGTCGAAAGGCAGTCTATTAACTGCTTACCAGATATCTGTGGGTCCATCGAAGACGGCGAAGATGTCATCGTGGTTAAGGACTCTAAGGAGGGGTGGGCTACTGCACTGCGTAAGCTCATCAGTCTTCTCTATGTTGGCGACATACCACGCTGGGATCTAAGCAAAGTACGTCCTGCTGGTAGCCGCCTCAAGACGTTTGGGGGCCGCGCCAGTGGTCCTGAGCCTCTTGATGATCTGTTTAAGTTTGTTGTCGCCAAGTTTAAGGGTGCTGCTGGACGCAAGCTCAATAGCATCGAAGTCCATGACATCATGTGTAAGATCGGTGAGGTCGTCGTTGTGGGTGGTGTACGCAGATCAGCAATGATCAGCCTCAGCAACCTAAGTGACCAGAGAATGTCCCATGCAAAGTCTGGCCAGTGGTGGGAGACTGAGCCGCAACGAGCTTTGGCTAATAACTCAGCTTGCTATACAGAGAAGCCTGACATGGAGACATTCATGCGGGAATGGCTTGCTCTGGTTGAGTCTAAGTCTGGTGAGCGTGGTATCTTCAGCCGTGTAGCAGCAGAAGCTCATGTGGCTAAGAACGGTAGACGAGACACAGGCTATGCTTGGGGCACAAACCCATGTAGCGAGATCATCCTAAGAGGACCAAAGATAGACAGCAACGGTAACTACCTAGCTGGTACTGGTGGTCAGTTCTGCAATCTGACTGAGGTTGTCGTGCGGGAGCATGATGATCTGGAGAGCCTTAAGCGTAAGGT